CCGCGTTCTTCTTCTGGTTGATATAGGACCAGGCAGATTCGACGTGCTCGGCGTCGATCGGGTAGCGCTTCTTCCCGTCGGCGAGGAGCCCGTTGTCGGCGTATTCGACGTGCCCGTAGGGGAGTTTCCCGTTGCCCGGCGCGTCGCCGCCCCTGCCTTCGGCGGACAGTTTCGGGGCGCCGTCCGCGGTCCAGTAGTCGTGGTCGGTGTCCCCGGCCGGGTTGGAGTCGTCGTCCCCGTCGTGGTCCGGGTCCCAGGTGCGGGACAGGTACTTCGTGGCGGCCTGGGCGAGCGCCGCGCCGTGGCCCGGGTCGCCGCTGTCCGGGCCGAGCAGCTCCACGACCGCGCGGGCGTACTCCCCCGCCTCGGCCAGCCGCTCCGTCCACGTGTCCTCAAGGGGATTAATAGGATTCTTAATCCCCTGGTCAGGGACCTCGGTCCGTTCGGAGGCCTCCTCGTCGTCGCGGCCCGAACTCGAGGTCGGCACGATGGTCACCTTCGTGTTGGTGCCGGACCCGTTCGTCGCCCCGGTATCCCCCGACGGGGAGACGTGGACCTCAGACGCGGCGGGTGCCTTCATGTGCGCCTCCAGGTGAGCGGCCGCCGCGGCGCGCTGCTCGTCGGTGACCGGCAGCGACGGCAGCGCGTCCAAAGCCGCCCGGACCGCGTCCGGGTGATGCGGGCCGGGGGTGCCGTTCTCGTCGACCACGTGGTGCGGCAGGTGCCCCGCCGACTTCGCGAAGGTGCCGTCGGCGAACTCACCCGCCGTGTCATACAGCGCGTACACCGAATGCATGTGCTCCAGGTCGGCGGGGAACACCATCCCGTTCTCCCACTGCTGCGTGTCCCACTTCTGGGCCATCTCCCCGTCCGGGGTGAGCAGCGGGGCGGTGTCGTGCGCCGGGGTGGCGTGGACGTCGGGGTGGATCATCGGCTGCCGGATCTCCGTGGCCATCTGCGGGGTCGCCGCCGCGGTCATCGCCCGGTCCGTGTCGCCGTTCATCGCGCGGATCACGTCGGGGGTCAGCAGCATCACCGACTCCCGGCCCTCCGCCTCCTGCCGGGCACGCACCCCGACGACCTGCGCGTTCTCATACGCCGGGATGGGTGTCGGACCGTACTCGATCAGCGCGATCTCCATCCGCGTCACCAGCGGCAGCTCACCCAGCTTGTTCGGCCCGTACTCCGACCACGGCCCCGTCAGCTCCGGGTCGCTTCTGAGGAACACGCCGGTGAACGACATGCCCTGCAGCGACTCAGACTTGATCGCCTCCAGGATCCGGGACGACGCCTCGTCGTTGTTGTACCGGGTGACGGTCAGCAGGCCCTTGTGGTCGGTCCGCATGTCGACCGGTTTCCCGACCGGCACCGACCACATGTCCGACGGGGTGCCCGCCAGGGACTTGGCGTGGTTGTAGACGCAGAACACGTTGGCGCGGCGCTGCTGCAGCGTGTTGTGGAACGAGTTGTCGTGCAGCTGCTCGTGGTAGTGCCCGTCCTGATCCCAGATCTCCGTCGGGTCGTTGAACACCGCCGCGTACGCGGTGACCGTCCGCCCGTCGCCGCCCTCCGCCCTGGACAGGATGCGGATGTCGTCGAGCGGGAAATTCCGGGTCACGGTGACCGTGCGGTCACCGTCCAGCGCACGCCGGACACGCCGAGCCGTCTCGGATGTCATGGAACCCTTCCGGGGTGTGACTAGCCTGGCTGCCCGCCGTTGGCTCACAACGTAGCGGCCCGGCCCCGCCAAGGCGTGTAAGCAGTGCCGGTCAGGGCCCCGAGCCGGTCAGCGCCGGGGTTTTCCCGTTCGTCCCCGGCTTCGCCTTCGGCAACGGCAGCGGCGAACTGCCCGGCGGATGCAGCTGCACCGACATCAGCCCCGAATGCTTCAGCAGGCTCATGTCGTTGTTCACCACGGCCTTGATGACACTGGCCGGGTCGAACCCCTGCATCACCAGGCTGGAGACCGTCGCGGCCTGCTGCGCCTGGATCGCCGCGATGTCCGACGCATCCTCCCGCATGAACGGCACCCGCGAGTCGAACCACAGGTTCGCGTGGGAATCCGGCGGCGGCACCACCGCCTCCAGCGCGTGCGCCGCGTTCATCCACAGCCACTGCATCGTCCCGTCGGAGAACCGGCGCCGCTGCGCCTGGAAGTTCCCCGCATTCAAGCTGCTGCCCTGGAGGCCTTCACTGAACCCCACCCACGACGCCGGGACCCCCGCCGCCGCCGCCAGCCGCGCCTCCCCGTGCCCCTGCACGACGGCGTAGTCGAGCTGCCGCAGGTCCGTCCCCACCGGCACCGGGTCAGCCCCGCCCCCCAAATACAAAGTTTTGTACGCGTTGAACGCGCCGCGGTGCTCGTTCTCCAGCAGCTCCTTGAACGCCTTCACCATCTCGATCGGCACCGCCGGGTCAAACTTGATCGCCAGGTTCGGCGTCGCCGCGTTCGCGAAAAACCGGTATTTATGCTCCGTCATCAACGCGTCGGCTTGCACCTCACGCAAAAGCGGCGTCAGCCAGCTCATCCCCAGGAACTGAAAGTTGGGGTCGGGCATGGGGCTGAAGTGCGCGATTTCCCACGGCCAGAACCACTGCGGCTTCCCGGACCGGGGAAAGTAGGCGTACCCGGCGATCTCGACGTCCGGCGCGTCGGCCGGGGACTCCATGTCGTACTGGGACCCCAGGCAGATCGTCACCAGGTCCGGGCGGAGCCGGGCCAGCCGGTCCTGCCGCGGCCGCACCACGTAGGCGTTCCCGCCGATGCTGTTGTCGACTTCCATCCGGGCGAGCAGGTGCGCGGTGTGCCCGTTCGGCCACGGCCGCTCGAGCACCGCCAGGGCGTCGGTGCCGAACAGGTCCCCGGGCACCGCGCCGGACATCCGCGTCCACTGGAACCGGATCTGGGAGAACGCCTGCACCCGGGCCTGGATCAGCGCGAACACAGACGACACGCCCTGCAGGCTCGCGATGGCGTTGCCGACGATCCGTTCCTTGTCGACCGACCCGAGCGTCGTCTGGATCAGCGGGTACTGCAAGCCGCCGAACGAGAAGTAGGACGCCCACTCGTCCAGCGACAGGGACATGTCCCGCGTCGATGGTGCCGACGCCGGGGTGTCGACCCTGCCTCCGGTCACCCGGCCGCGGACCCGGTCCACCATCCCCGCCACGGGGCCTCCTCAGCGTCTAGCCGGGCGGCCCGGACTGCGGCCGCGCGCCGGCGGTGAAACCATCGGCTACCGCGCAGCCCGCCCACGCGATGCAGAACCATACTCGTCCGGCCAGATACCCGGGGGCGTAAAACACGCCGGTCACCAGCCACAGCAGCACGACGCTCAGCCTGACGGTGCGGGCCTTCGCGGTGATCGCCGCCGTGTTCACCCCGGCCTGGCCACGGTCACCCGGATCCCCGGGGAGACGACCAGGACGGGCACGTCGAAGCCCAGCTCGTCGAGCTTGAGACGGGCCCGGACGTGCAGGCCGAGCTGCTCGCCGCCCCCGGCTGACAGGCCGGCGGACCCGTCGACGTGGATGATCAGCCGGTCCCCTTCGGTCAGCGACAGCACCTCGACCGGGGCCAGGAGTGGTGATCCGGCTGCCGCGTTCGTGGTGTTCCGTCCGGGCAGCGGACCGGGCGACTCCGTTTTGACCATCGACGGGTCCAGGCTCACAGGCGCTCCTTCCCTGCTCAGGTCGGTGAACATCAGCACCCCGTCGGCGACGGCCCGGAAGGTCTGCCGGACCTCAGCCGTCTGCCGGGCCCACGACGGCATCGGGTCGCCGGACTCCTGCGCGTACACCTCGTACGCGACCCGCCCCAGGTCCATTCAGGGGACCGGCTGGCCGGGGAACCGCACGTTGTCGATCTCGATCGTGCCGTCGTCGGCGATGGCCAGCTCGACGACCGCGCCGTCCAGGTCCCCGCGGTCCGGTTGCGGCCACAGCCGTTCACGCTCCATGGGCCCCGAGCGTACCGGTCAGGTCAGCGCGAACGGGGTAAGCGCGGGTTTGGCGCCGAACGTGGCCAGGCCCAGCTGCGCCCACGTCACCGCCTGGATCGGGGTGATGTCCTTTTTAGCCAGCGAATCCCACACCCATGCCTGCGCCACGTTCCGTTTCCGGGCGTCTTTCGCGGCGTCGTTCAACGGCTTCTGGTCGGGGTGCCGGAACGTCGCGTTGATCACCGCGTTGGTCAGCATCCCGCACGCCTGCGCGGCCTCCTGCGCCGACATGACCATCATCAGCCGGTCTCCCGGCATCAGCTTCGGCGGGCCCGGCTTATCCTTCGGCGGCGTGACGAACCGGGTCTTGGCGCCGTCCGGGCCGCGGTCCTGCCGGAGCAGCTTCTCAAACGCCCCCGACGGGCCTTTCGGGTCCAGCGCCAGGCAGCACGGCCCCTGCCGCGCCCACACGCCGAGGATGAAGTCGAGCAGCCACCCGGTGCCGGGCAGGTGCTCGATCAGCTCCCCGTGCGGCAGCCCGTCCGCCCGCCATCCGGCCAGGCCCACCGCCGCGGACGCGCCGTCGTCCGCGACCGCGAACCCGATCGCCAGGGAGGACCCGGCGCGGGGCGTGGACTTCTTGTCGGCGCATTCGTACCAGCGGGTCATCGGCAGCGGCGAGGTGCCCCCGTCAACCTTGTCGTGCCACCCGAGCCGTTCCCGCGGGAACTCCGAGACCGGCATCGCCCGGCGTTCAGCGGCGATGTAGTCCAGGGTGATCTCCCCGCCGTCCGGCCGGACGATCCCCACGCTCGGGTTGGCCCGCAGCTGGTACACCGTCTTGTCGCACCCGCACCCCGCCGCCCCGCCGACCTGGGCGCCGTCCCGGCCGAACACCGGCTTCTCATGGGAGCACTTCACCCCCGCGTCGCAGGCGATTTCCGGGGGCGGCGCGCACCACTCCAGGTACGCCATCGCCAGCGGCCCGGTCACAGCCTGGTGCACCGGGGCGTCCGTCGACCAGTCCCGGTCATCCCCCGGCCTGCCCCGGGTCACCAGTTCGGCGAGGACCTCGGAGTCCTCCAGGCACGCGCTGCTGCCGTAGAGGATCTGCGGGTCCGGTTTCGCCGACATGGTGGGCAGCAGCGCCCCCATGTGCTTGGCGTGCAGGGCGAACGACTCGTCCAAAACGACCTTGTTGGCGGACAGGCCGCGGCCGCCGGTCTTGGTCCGGGTGCGGAACAGGATCCGCGACCCCCACACCGTCTCGATCGTCTCGAACCCGTGCGCGTGGACGATCCGCGCCGTCTTCGCCCGGAGCATGTCGCAGTTCAGGACGACGTTCTCCATGTGCGTCAGCGTCTCCTGCACCGTCCCGAACTCGTGCGCCGACCACACCACCAGAGGTTCGTCGAACAGGAACAGCCACGTCAAAGCCGCCATCTCGAACGTCGCCGTTTTCAGGTTCTGCCGCGGGCAGACCAGCCCGACCTCGTACGCGGCGGACTTGCCCCGGTCCCCGGTCGCGAAGATGACGTCGAGGACCAGGCGTTCCTGCGGGTCCGGCGGCATCCCGAAATCCGCCGCGAACCCGGCGGCCTCGTCGCCGAGGGTGTGGACGTACTCCGGGATCGACGCGAACGCCGGCTGGACCAGGCCGGGGCGGGACAGCAGCGGCGACACCGGCCCGCAGACTGGCAGGTCGAGCGCGGTCACTTCACCCCGTCGGGGACCGGGCCGCCGCACGCCCGGCACAACCTGGGGTTCTTCCCGTCCCGGCGGCCTTTCGGGTGGGCGCAGTCGCCCGGGTCCGGGTGGCCCCCTGCGGCCAGCACCCCCGGATGGGCGAACGGCTCGTCGATGATCACCAGGTCAGCGCGCAGCCCCCGGCCACGGGCCGGTTTCGTCTTGGGGTTCGTCTTGGGTTCTCGGCGCGCCGTCATGCTCAGAGTGTAAATCCGGCAGGTAGAAAACGCGGGAGCGTACCCTGGCGGCGTAGCCCCACCCCGAAACCGACCATGGAGGCCCGGATGGCCACTGAGGAACTCACCCCGCCCGGCGACCGGGCCGAGCCCAACAACTACATGCCGCTCGGGCAGCCCGGCGCGCACGGCGCCGACCCCAACGGCGACGCCGCCTGGCTCGCGGGGCAGGCGCAGGCGTCGATGGGGGGCCCCACCCACCACGACCAGT